TGATTGCATGTAAGACGTTCCGTCATATAGTCTATAAGCGTAACGAATAAAGAACGGATATATAAACATGCCTCGATCTACACTTCTCTCCCTAATAAATTTTGAGACATATCCCATCACGGAATTACTGATAGTTGATAGTTGATCTTCCGTAAAGGCTCCATCATAGGGCGGATCAACGGATACGGACAATTGTTCGGTCTTATCCAATGATCCTACCAATCCGAATGACAGGATAGGGAAGGGGGGCTTATCTCCTAATTCCTTATAAAACTCTCCATCCCAAAGTAAATATCTTATAGGATCTTCGCTTATTACAATCAAGGTGTTTCCTATGGACGTGATAGCTTTGGGTATTTTGTCATATTGGTTCGCTCCAATAAGATGGGTCGTTCCGTCCGTATCCGCATAACGTAAAACATTCGTCTGGAAAAAGATATAGTGAAGGAAATCCTTTGTCCGATGCACGTACATAAGTACCGATCCTTCCGGGAGGGTTATGCCTAATTCTTTCGGAGGCTGTATATTCACCAACTCACCATTCTTGGGTATCAAATTTACGCATTCTGATAATTCCCCCTCGTTTCCAATAGATGGAGAACGGTGTATCCCATAGGATAATGAAATATCTTGCTGTTCCATTTTTTGCGATAAAATTAAAGGATATAAGTAATAGGTTTTGACATATTGATCAAAACCTATTGCTTTTAGGTAGCCTTGATGTGTTTTATTCCTTAGCTATTAAGAAATGTCTCTATCTTATAGGCCAAGGTTATGAGCATATCTGATTGAAGTTCATTTAACTCCTTGCAGAATCTCATGTCATCTTTATGCTTCTCTTCCGGAGACCGATCATCGCCTACGCTGCAATATCCGGCGAAAGAGTTTACCGGTAGTGGTCTCATAGCCTCTATAGCTAGTTGGATCGATTTCTCTTTGATGTTTTCTTCCATGATTTATTATTATTTGTTACCATTCTATTATTAATCCATAATCCCCGCGTAGCCATTCTCCTTGATATACTTTGAATCCTTGTCTCATGAGTTCAAGTTTGCACTCATCTGAGAAGTATACCCAATGCGGGAAAAATATTTTATACTCGTTTCGTTTATTTGCTTCTTCTATAGATTCATATAGAAGATCTAACGATGGAGAGTGTTTTTCTAATTCTCTAGCTTTCATATCTTTTTAATTATGAGCCTCCCTTGAAGGCTCGGTTAATACTATTTTACATCATTAATACTTATTTCCCCATCAAGAACTCTTTTTACCTGTCTATCTAGTATCTCTTGAAACTCGATTTGACATATCAAAGAGCAATCCGGAATAATTTCTTGTACAGGATCACCACGATTAGGATTAAGCTCATCTAGGTATATCTTACCTTTATTGTCTTTTAGACAAGTAGCACCGATCTTTCTTTCGATCTCTGCCATTTCGTTGAACTTATCTGGAAAATCTTTCCTTATCTTGTTCCAATATCCCATTCCTCCTTTGACACAACCTATACAGTTATTGTTATTATACCCAAGCTTATACATGGCAGGGATCTCAATGCCCGCTTTCCATAGCATACCCATTGCGTCCTGTTTCGTGATCTGTCGTTCTATAAGCGGAAATAGCGGTTTTGTTTCCGGATATTGCTGCTTTAGACGGATCGCCCGGTTTATCTCCTTAGGATCAAAATCGAATCCCCATACTTGACCATCCCAACAACCAAGTTCTTTCTCGAGCTTATACCGGACTTCCTTTTTTAACTTCAATGTACAGGCCGCACCCGTAGCGCCATTAATATATCCCTTCCGAAGCACATCTGCCACACTGCTATACTTATCGCTTCGTATAGTGTGGATTGGTCGACCGTACCACTCCTCGCAATCAGCGAGGAAGCGAGTATTATCGGGATGCCCGGATCCGGTATCTATATAGTAGACCTGTACATCATTGTACAAGCTCAATGCTATCCTACAAGCGACTGCGGATGTAACTCCGCAAGAAAACCATGCTATTACCATAACTTAATCTTCATAATGAGCCTTCACGGGAAGGCTCGGTTAATACTATTCCTCTTAATAGTCTAATAAAAGACCTCATGTACTCGCAATTCTGATTGCAATCATTCATTTGATTGCACATTCGATCATTGTCTTTAGAGAGGTTTGGACAACTTTTCCAGTGAGCATTAATAGATTCTGCCATTTCCCATTCGGCACCTGCTATAAATCCCTGATAATACGCAGGGAATGCACTACCGCTACTCCTGCTTTCAGCGAAGAGATGAGCCGCTTCTTCTACTGTCTGTCTCTTATCAATATCTCTTTCCATTGAAATACTTATTGTTTAAATTCCCAAAACGAAAGCTTGCCTTTCACGCCTGTTATCGGCTTGTCAAACATTACAGGGTTTGCCAATACCCAATTATAGATAACCTTTCTGCCTGTAATATTCTCATGCAGTTTAGGATTCATGCCGACTGTGTAGTTTTCTGTTTTCTCTGCCCAAATGGATGAATGATTTACTACGCAATCCACAATCTCTACGCTGCCAATGATTGTACCAAAAGGCAGATTACCAAACATTGTTTCTTTAGCAATCGTACCAAATGCAGCCTTCATTTGGGCATCAGTTAAATCGACGCTAAACTTTTTACCATGAGAACCGGCAGCATGAATAAGCACACGTCCACGATAGTTAGTTCTCCAAGTACGATTCTCAATGTCTTTGATACCGTGGACTATCAAGGAGGCCCACGGTTGTTTGATGGTTATTGCTTTCATTTTTAACCTCTTTTCTTCAATATATCCTCACAAGCCTTGCTATCGCACCTTACCGGCTTTTGATGCAATGAACACCAAGCTTCCCCGTTAGCGTCTTCATCCTCGATAAGTCGGCAATCGCCGCATAATTTCTTGTCAAGGTATCCTTCCTTGATAAGCCATTCGATCATTTCGGCGATGGCATCAAAAAGGCTCTCCCTGCAATATGACTGGGCAAGGTTACTTCCTGCGGAATACTTTATCGTAAATTCTTTATCTCGTGGAAGTATGAATAGGTAATAGTTATATCCCTCACATTCTACTTGATCGGGCATCATCCCGATCAGCTTGGATAGAGACCAAGCCGGGAATGCCATATCTTGATCCACATGCTTTTCAACCCTGCCATATTCAAATGCGACCGGCAATTCAAACTCATCCAAATACATGTCTGCTGTCCCCGGTCTCACCCCGGCCTCTAATAGCCGGGATGATTGTTCTTTATTCGTGCAAATTTGATTCATATTATAATTCGTTGTTAAAATATTCCTTATTATCCACATTTACCCCTCCTGTATTATGACATCCCCATCCTTATCCGTGAACACGTCCACTAAATCGTAGTAATATTGATCATCGGACGTGCGGATCATTACCTCCGCTTCCGGGTCTTGCTCTTGGAGTAGAGCGATCAATTCCCTGTTTCTCATATCAAAATAATGTTTTCTCAATCTCGTAATTGTAAACCAAAACCTCCGTACTCTCCCTTATCCGAGAGTGAACGGCCGTATGAGTGGTGACTTTTACTTCCTTATGGTTCCATTTGTTTTCATTGACAAAGGAGCGTAAGGTGTCAGTCCAGTAATTGCTGAGAATGAATTTGCCATTGATCCTAGACAAAAGATCTAGCAGATCCGCAAGGTCATTCTCCCCATAACCATAATAATGACCTTGAACCGCCCCGGGATAAGGAGGATCAAGGTAAAATAACGTATCAACGCTATCCCTGTTCTTGATAACTTTCAACGCGTCCCTACAGGAAATCTGCACCTCTGATAGGCGATCGTACAATTTATCGTTGAACTCCTCACGCTTATTCCTGAAAACCTTCCCGAAGTGTGTCCCGGCGGTACCGTTACAGAATTTCCATCCTCCATACAAGCTACCGGAATGGCACTCATTTGCCATGATCCATACGGCCCAAGCCTTGTCTACATCCGAGACCTCAGATCGTCCTCGATAAATGTTCCTAGCCCTAATGTAGTCAGACTCGGAGTGTAGCGATAACCGGATTCTCTCACGTAACTCCTTAAATTTGGATGCGGACTGGCAGACCTTGAAAAAGTTTATCAACAAGTCGTTCTTGTCATTGATCACTTCTATGCCTGCTTTAGGCTTCGCGAAAAATACCGCTCCTCCTCCAAAGAATGGCTCGCAATATATCTTATGCCTAGGCATCATTGATACAATGCGTTCGGACAAGTTTTGCTTGCCTCCATAATATGTGATTGGTGTTCTCATGTAATTTTATATTTTTTCTTTGCTCTCATCATGGATGAATGTAGCTTTCAACTATGATGAATGTCTTTCTTTAGAAAACTAAGTATATGTCGTATAACCTTGATAGTCCATCCATTGCCTAACAAACGGTATATCTGCGTATCAGAGCAATCCCATTTGTACCAATCAGGAACGGTTTGTAGCCTAGAGCACTCGATCGGGGTCAATCTCCGGATAGATGATGTCTCCACTAGGGTCATGCCATTAGCTTGTGATCCTTTATATGAGGAGGCAAGTAATGAGCTCGATTTTCCGTCTTGATCTTTCAAGTTTCTTTTTTGTCGTACACTAAGTATGGCATGGCTTCTTCCGCTTATCTCGGCTAACAAGGCCGGACATTGTCCATTCGCGTCATATACCCTGTTTTGTTGATATGGCTGGATACCCCCGCTTTCCTTACTCTCATTTAACTGGATAATCCTATGGAGCACATTGTTCTGTTCCCATGCGTTTGACGATAAGGTTGGTGCCTTGCCACGGAAAACATTACCCTTATTATTGCCCCTAGGTCTTTGCAGGATCAAGTCCATATCCGAATGGTTTCCTGCTCCATGGCCTCCAGCTAAGAGACATGGGGCTTTGTCCCCGTCGATCTGGGTGAATCGTTTCTCCATACGTTTATCGTTTGAGATATACCTAATGGCTTTCTCGCTTAGGTAATATTTCTCGTCAACCTCTTCCTCCAAGATATCCCTTAACAATATACCCTCGTCCTTTGGCTGCGGTATGTCTGAGTGGATCTCCCCGAACAGTCCGACCTTCCTTGTCCTTATGTTCGTCCAATACCACCGGTTCCGGTTCTGGGCCGACACCAAATTTGAGTTTATGTTGACTGGATGAACACCGCAATACTCAGTAATTACCCGCATGTGCTCTTTCTTCATGTTCACGTTCTCAAGCAAGAAGAACACATCCGGGTTCAATGCCTTCACGTGGTTCAGTATGTCCACGAATACGAAGAAGAGCTTGCTTCTAGGATCATCGAAAGCCAGTTGTTTGCCGGCGAAAGAGAATCCTTGGCAAGGACTTCCTGCCAGTATGAGATCTATCGTTCCCCAATCTATCTCCCATTCCCTCCACTTAGTCACGTCCCCTAAATGTATCGTGTCCGGGAAGTTCAGCCTCGTTTGGGATATGGCGAACTTGTCGATCTCGCTCGCATAATAATGCTCCGGTTCAATCCCGAGTTCTCTTAATGCGATCCTACCACAAGACATTCCGTCAAATAAGGATAAAACATTCATGTCTCTCTCGTTTTAGCAAAAACTACGCTCTCATGATCCGGCCTCAGATGGGCCATGCAAGCCTTGCTGTATTCGCAGAATCTCGCTCCCTCGTCCCGGAAGACGCATCCCCTGCACGGGATCTTGTTCTGGCCGTTATAGTACGGCCTGTACTTTTCCACGATAATTTTCATGTCTCCTACCAACACGATCAAACCGGTAGGGGTGTTTCTCAATCTCTCTGTTATTTCCATGTTATCTTCTTCTGCTTTCTCCGTTTAGGATTATCACGTTAAAACTCTTGAACCTGTCCACCAGTCTAGTTCCGAACCGATTCTTGAAATCCGTGACGGACAGGTTGGAAGTGATATGATACTTCTTCTGATGGGACTGGTATATCTCGTACCTCGCGTATAGGAACTCGTCTATTACGCTGTTAAGGCTGGTGCCGTAGCTTTTCTGGTTCTCCGTCTCAAGACCGATATCGTTAAGGCAGATATCGAACGGGTTCCCTTCTATGCTCCCTTTCCCGGCCTCCTCGTTGTACGTGAACCTGTCTATGTGACCATGGATCTTGTAATAGTTCATCATCTGGGTCACGGATAGGTTCACGAAGCGTTTGGGGTTATCCGTCAATTTCAGGTAATCGGCGAATATCTGCATCATGAGCGTTTTGCCCGTTCCCGGATCTCCCACGATAAGGAGGTTCTTGTGCAGCTTATAGTTCTCCTCCGGGAATACGGACTCGGCCAACGGGCAATCGTTGAAATAATACAACAGGAATCTCAAAACCTTGTCATTCCCCCTGTCTGTCTCGAATTGCCGCCTCTCGATCCCTAGGTAATTACAACCGAGCGCCTTTATCATCCGGGCGTGGCTGATGTACTCCGTATCGTCCGAGAGATCGTACCTAGAAACGTTCTGTATAGTCCTTGCGTGCTTCTTCACTAGGTTGAACACCTGTTTTTGCTGGAGCCTCTCTTTTTCCGTAGGCCCCCGCATGGCTTGTATAGCCTCCGAAAGTTTCTTTTCTTGTTCCTCCATATCTTTGATTATAAGCCCTTAGTCCTGTTCCTTGCCACCAATAGGTGAATCGTCTCTTAACGTCATCTATCGTTTTTAGCGTATCGCCCTCCCCGGTGGATACCATCCAAGCTAGGAAGTTATCCAGCTCGCCGGGAATGAGGTCATTGAAAGCGACGCTCAATCCCGATATCTGGCAAGCGTATCTGCGCCATTCCTCGTCCCCCAATAACTCATTCTTGAAATTCTCGAAAAGCGTCTCACGCGTATTAAGACTCTCTCTTAAAGTATTATCTTTATTATTATTTGGGTTATCGCTGGGTTGGCACTGGGTTGTTCTATGGGATATCAATTGAGTTATCAAACTCTCTAAGTCGTTTATTGAAAGGTTGTTTACTGGGTTACTTTGTGGGTTGCTTGTTGGGATATTACCATTGTATTCGTTGTATTTAACAAGAGTTATGACATTCATCCCTTGGCTTTTATCCGTAGTTATCATTCCTTTCCGTTTTAACTTGGCAAGAAATGTCTTGACTTTTTGTTCTCCCCATTTCCATTTACCAGCGAGGAAACGGTTTGAAGCCGGATATTGTCCTCTCCCATATGTTATTTCTCTACCTCCGATACATTCGATCGTGTCGGTTGCCTCAAATCGTGCCGATTGTATTAGATCAAGCCACGCTTCGCACTCCGAGAATGTCCGGGCTGCTTCCCACATTTCATTAGAAAAAAACTTACGAGAGAGCATTATGAAACCCTTATCCATATACTAAAAATCAAAATCTGGGGATTCTCCTCCCTGCAAGGACTTTAGTTTCTGGTCTACAAGGTGGTTTACATCCCATATGTTTACAGGTTGTATTTGCAGGTTCTCCGCCATTTGCCTTGCCACTTCCTCGGAGACAGGATTTATAGCGTATATGGCCCCCGATGAGAGAAAGCGGGTGAAACCGGGCTGGTTACTCGTATCCGGAACGTCTACCCGAAGCATATTGGTACCGGCCACGTTCTGTTCCGTACATCTTCCCGCTATCCTTGAATGGCCGAATAACTCGACCACGCACCATAAATCAAATTTCTCTTGTTCCATATTATTTTCTCTTTTTAAAAGTGTTACAAAATCTCGTGGAGTTAGCTACCCGTCCAGCGTCATGTATGATGCACCAAACGCATAGCCCCTTGTGAGGATGTCCGTTGGCGCAATCGCCACATTTCACCTTTTCTTGCTCGTCTTTCTTCTTCGCCATATCACCAAGTCTTTATTTTTATTGGTAGATCGGCGTACCACCAAGCCAGAATCGTAGCGTCACGTTGGTCTTGGTTCGTTCTCTTAGGCAAGGGACCGACTATGTAGGAGAGTTCCTCATGGGTTATCTTGCCCTCGTCCCCTTTCCAATGCTTGGTCAAAGGCTTTACCTCCTCGCAGGGAATCCCTATGTGCTCGCACATCTGGAGAAGCAATATCCCGGTTTGCTGGTTACGACCTACATACTTGGCTATCCTCTCGCCGGATTTACCCCTAGCCTTATGGAAGTTGCTTTTTTCGTTAAGCCATCCGGCCTCGACAATGACCACTATGTCTATCCCCTTGTATCTCTCTCTTGCCTCCTTTATGAAATCGACCAACACAGGGAAGGGGAGGCTCTTTAGAATTAGCTGTCTCGTTGAAGGAGACAGTACGCATATACCGGATTTATCTATGTCCGGGTCAACGGCTATCACTAAATCATGTTTTTTCTTTCCCACGAATTCCTCCTTTCTTTATCGTTTATTAGTAAGAATACGGCCAATATCAATGCGATCAGTCCTAGTATTGCGGTGATAAGGTATATGGCCATTGTCAAGTGATCTAAATTCTGTATTGTTTCCATAATTATATGTTTGTTATTCGTGGACGGTGCCGGGATCGAACCGGCCTCTTTACGTCATGCGCACTCCGTAACGTTTCATCCCGGAATACTTACCGCCCGAAATCCCCGCGTATCCTCACGGACGGCGGGGATAATAATTAACTAACCCAAATCTAATACCATGAAAAACACGAAACTTGCGTTATTATATCTCTATTATTACGATATCTGGAGCGATCTTTCTGATGGCATCCAGTTGCTCGTCAATCACTTTATTCTTGTATTCCTCAATGGCTTCATTTGCCCCAGCTGACACAAGGGATAGCGAAACGTCTCTTCCGTCCACATCAGCGTAAATCTCAACCTCGATTTCCTCACACGCAAAACCCTTGAAAAGTGGGATGTTCAACTTGAACGACCCCGGGAGATTGGAATCAACCACCTGCGAATAGTTATCGGTTCTGCTGCCATTCTCTTCCTTGCTTCGCTCTATGTCTTGGTTTACCTTTGCCTTGAAGTTTTTCAAGGCAGACACCAGCGTCATGTTTTCCGATTTGTCCTTGAAGAAGGCACGATGCATCTTGAAGAACTTGGATAACTTGATAGGTTCCCACTTCTTTTCCGCATTGATACCAAACTCAACCATTTCTTTGGACGGCTGTAATACTCCAGTAATACAGTTTCTATAATGATCAGTCTCTTTATCCACTAAAGATATTTCCATATCATCACGGTTTACCGTTATATTTGCCCGCTTTTGATCGATAAGCCCCACTCGTTTTTCGAGCCAACGCAAAGGGCTGTCAATCGTTCCTTCAATATTAACGGGAGTTGGTTCTTTCGGGTCGAGCGCTACGGGGGCTTTTCCTTCTCTCAATACTACTTCGATTGGTGCACCACTATAATCTTTCGGTACAACCACATTTAATTTGTTCTCACTCATGATTCTGTTCCTGTTTTACGATTAATATTAAAAATTGATTTCTGCATTTCTTGGGGTTGCATCCTCCGGAAATAGACAAGTTCGCCGGCACCATTATAATAATTGGCTTCCTTGTTCTCGTGATCAAGGAACTTATAGCACTTGTCCTTGATATCCTCGGATTTACGCTTGATCTGGTCAAGATACTTTGCTTTGGCCGTATTAAGCGGTTTTAGCCGTGATTTGTACGACTCCATCCAGTCCGCTTTCTCCTGTTCCAATTCGGCTATATCAATTGACGTGTCCGCTAGCTTGGTCTTGATCTCATTCAACTCGTCCTCGGTAAAAGGATGATTGTACCAGATCTCCTCGACGGCGTCGCATGAGTCCTCTAGGACTTGCGGCCTGTTTGATAAAGGCTCGTTTTGAGCGATGAATTTTTCCATATACTTTAATAATTAATGTTATATTTTTTTCTGTCATATTGTGGGATATATCCTTTGCAAGGAGTATTCCCGTCAAATAAGGCCGATTCCGGCCTTACAGTTTCCCCATCTTTTTTAGACGGGTCTGTCCAATGCCTCTGCCGTTGATGGCAAAGGCAATGTCTTTTAGAACATGCCTCATTGAGGCAGAATATCAGTTCTTTCATCTTGGATTATTTTCTCGAGTTTCTTTAGATCCTTTTTGGCTAATCTTACGGTATCAGCTATCCTTGGTCTTCCCTTGGAATCCACGTGTTCTAGGATAACCGATAGATGGCGGGACAGTGTTTTAATGAAAGACTCGGATAGCTGGTACCTTTTAACCATGGCCGTTATTTTTTATAAAAACCTTGGAACCTCACGATACCTAGATACTCGGGAGATTTCATTAGTCCGTCCCCCATGCCGCCCAACGTCTCGGCTCCCGGCTCGTCAAGGACAACCTTGGAGTCAATCTCCTTAGGTACACGGAAGCATATCTGTACGGGGAAATTCACCTTAGCGTCTCCCGTGATCACGTTAACCGACGCTCTTTGCGTAGCCGCCATGATCCGGAACCCAAGCGATCGTCCCTTTTGTAGCAACATCTTCAGATTCTCCTCCAATGACTTTTCACGACCGACCGTGCGTAGTTCCATTTTAGGCTCGAGGAACCCGAAGGCGTTCTTTCGCTGGCCAACCTCGACCATTTCCTTTATGTCAAGTTCCGTTCCCGATCGGGAGGACGCTACCGCGTCGGCGAACTCATCGAACACCACCAGCGTTTTCCATGATGCCCTCGATTTAGCCCTTTCCTGCATATCCTGTACGAGTTCTTTCATCTTGGCCTCTATTTCTTCTATATCATTATAGACCTTTATGTATTTCTCGGAGGAATAATTACAGAACTCGTATTTCGGATCGAAAATTACGATGTCCCGGATACCGGCTAAGCGGGCGTATTCTATCGTGGATATGATACACACGGATTTACCGCTACCGGTAGCTCCGCAAATCAAGGCGTGAGGCGTGGAGTTGTTATCGAGATCCCACACCACGAGCCTTCCGAAGTTATCCGTTCCTATGGGAATCCTCATGCCGTCGATATACTTCTTGTCCCAGTACAAGGACTTGGTTCTTTTCTTCGGTGATTCTATGGAGAGGTAGGATTTTCCCTCATACACCATAAGCTCGTTACCCATCCTTATGGATGGCACGTCCAGCGCGTTCGCTATGTCTAGCTTGTATTTCATCACTGTCGTGATCTTTGTCCCAGCGGATACCTCTAGCAGATACGTGTCTGACGAGTACCCGTTAATCTCCTTGGCCACGTTCACGATCACCCCGAATGTCCGTAGGATATGCTCTATTTTCTCGCTGTTTGTCATATTACTATTGGATAAATCATATTGAATGAATGAGGAAGCGTTCCTCTTGAACTCGGATATTACCTTGGGGTTTACCGATCCAAGGGAAGCGTCCCGTATTTTTTTCTGTCTCTTCGATATCAATTCCTTCTTTGACTCGGGCACGTTGAAATCATCGACCTCCGCTATCAGCGTCTTGGCCCAGAAATTATAAAGCTCGGCCCTGTCCACGAAGTTGTCGCTATCGTTGATCATGTACACGTAATCCGGATCGGACACGGCCTCTATCATCCTTTTTAGCGGCTCGTACAATATGGCCTCGTAAAGCTTCCTCGTGTCGTTATCGAGATTGATCACGAATTTCTTCAACTGGGAGGAGCCGTCCTTGTTTTTCGAGATCTTGTTCTCCACGAACCATACCTCGTCAACATTCTCCCCGAAGCGGGACTCATAGCACTTAACGTAGGTCATCGCCTGTTTCCCGCAGGTAAACGTTAGTTCCTCGTCATCGGTGAACTTGGCCCTTGACTTATGGTCTATGATGACCGTCCGACCGCTCTCCGTCCTTATCGCCAAGTCTAGCCTAGCGTGGCAGGGCAGGGGGATGTCCACCCCGTTTACCGTTACCCATTCCTCGCATCTTAATTCCACGGCGATTATCTCCTTGATACCGGAAAGATATATATCCTTTTCCCCGTAGAAGTTATTGATAAGCCTCGTGGCGTTCTTGGTGGCCTCGATCTTGCATTCCTCTACGGTAGGTGTCGTTTTCTGTATTTTCCAATCATTCGGGTGTACCTCCTCTATGTATGAGAACGCTACCCTCTCCATTTCCGTGATCGGTATTATCTGCCCCTTGCGCTGTAGCTCCATGAAGAAATACTCCAAGGCCGAATGATAGGCGTTACCCGCCACCGTGCTGGAGGATGATCTGGATCTTTCCCGGTAAATCTCCCGTTTCTCGAACTCCTTCTCGTTCCGGGAGAAAGAGGCTACCTTGCTGTAACTCCAAGAGTCGATAAGGTAGTTTGATAAATGCTCCTCCAGCTCGGCGTTGGTATAGGATGAGTACTTGTTCATGGCATGTCCTCTTTGTTTTTGCCCTTAGACTGTCTCATCGCCTCCTTTTTTTGATCGACATCTTTCTTTGTCTCACGAATTGGAAGGATTAGATCGTTTACCGTGGTATCCCCGTCCTTTAACGCTTGTATGATCCCGATCAGCATGGCGATCTCGTCGGGGCCTATCTGATTGCTGGTCTGTTTGCCGCATAGCTTAATGACCTCCTCTTCCGTTATGGCGTATTCGTTCTTGAACTTGTTGATGATATTAGTTCTCGTTTTTAATATCTTGTCAGCGTCGGATAGATCCCCCGTGATGAATTTTTGGGCGGCTTGATAGACCCTGTCCACTATGGCCTTGGGGATAACGGCGAATACGGAATTGCGATAAGCTATGGAGTTGGCGGCGTTTCCCGTTACGGTAATCATGTCGTCTGAGTAACGTTTCCCCTTGCTATCCACTATGCTCCTGCGAACCTCGAACGCGGACGCTACGTTTGTCTCCAGATCCCAGCATGTACCCCTGCTGATGATCTGCTTGTCCGTTATCTGGATAACCTTGGCCTCAGTCCTGATATTACCCCAATTGGATACGATTATCTTGGCGAGGTGTACGGATGGCCCAGTAATAGGTTTCCCTCCTCT